TCAAGGACGCGCTTGCTGAAATCGGCGAGAAGCCGACCGGAGGGGTGAAGCCGGGGCACGACATGATCGCGGACGCCTACGAGAAATTTCAGCAGGCATACGCCGACGTGCAGGCCCGCGGGAAAATTCGCCTGGGACCGAAGCCGCCCGAAGGGATGCCGGGGACGCCGGCCGTCCCCGGACAGATCCCGCCGCCGGGTCCGTCTCTGCGCGCCGACATCGACAATGTGATCGCGATGGCGAAGTCGTCGAAGATGCCGAAGAAGTACGCCGACGAGCTCGAGCGCATCATCAATGCCGAAGTGCTCGACCGCTTCCCCGGACTGCCGAAACCCAAAGCGCGCACGGCCGGCGATATTGCCGGATCCAGGCCAGGCGCAACGCCGTCCGGCAGGGAGCAGGTTGTCGGCGGCGAAACGATCAAGACCATGCAGAGCAACCTACGCCGGGAAATCAACCTCAAAAAGAACAGCGAGAACCGCGACGTCCGCGACCAGGCGCAGGCGCTTAAGGAAGTGCAAGCGGCGATCAACCGGGCGCTCGAACGCGAGAATCCGCAGCTTGCAGCCGAGATGAAGGCGGTCGATCGCGGATACGCGAAATACAAGATCGTCGAGCGCGCCGCGGGGAAATCCAAGGACGGTTTCTTCACGCCGGCGCAATTCCTGCAGGCGATCAAGGACAAGGACAAGTCGAAGGACAAGCACCTGTCGTCGATCGGCAAGGCGCCCATGCAGGACTTCGGCAAGGCGGCGCAGAAGATCATCGGCGACACGCTGCCGGACTCCGGCACGCCGACGCAGGCACTCGTGGCGGCGCTCGTGAGCTCGGGCCTCGGCAAGAAGGGCATGGGAATCCTCGGCATTCCCGGCGGACTCGCCGGCATGGCGGGCCTGTCGCCGATCTACAGCCCCGCCGGCCTCTCGCTCCCCGAGCGGATGCTACTGAGGCCCCCAGGCCGCCGCGGCAGCGCGGCCGGCGTCGCGGCCGGAGCGATCCCCTTCGGCATGATTCCACCGCCCGACAAGTGACGCGCCGGTTGCTGATAATCGACGTCGGCTCGAACGGGCTCGACGTCGCGATGCGGGCCAAGCGCGCCGGATGGGAGCTCCGGTGGTGGGACAAGGCGCGCAAGGACGGAAGCCCGCGCCGCGCCGGCGAAGGCATCATCGCGAAGATCACGGACTACGAGTCGGTGTGGCGTCGATGGGTCGAGTGGGCAGACTTGATATGGCTCCCCGACAACACGCACTACATGGACCGCCTGGAACCGTACCGGGAGGACGGATACCCGATATTTGGCGGCACACCGGCGTCGACCGACCTAGAGCTCGACCGTGAAATCGGCCAAGCCGCGATGAAGCGGTACGGCATCAAGACCATCCCCACGCGCGCCTTCAATGACCACAAGGCGGCGATGGCGTTCGTCTTGAAGAATCCCGAGTACCTGGTGAGCAAGCCGAGCGGCGAGGCGGACAAAGCCATGTCCTACGTCGCGCATGATGCGGCGGATCTGACCTACATGCTCGATCGGTGGTCGAAGAATCCGAAGTACGTCGAGGCGGCGCGCTCGGAGGGCTTCATCCTGCAGGAGAAAAAATCCGGCACCGAGATGGCTGTTGGCGGGTTCTATGGACCCGGCGGATGGTCGAAGTGGTTCGTCGAATCCTTCGAGCACAAGAAGCTGATGAATGGCGACCAGGGGCCGAACACTGGCGAGATGGGTACGCTCGTGCGCCTGGTGCGAAAGTCGAAGCTCGCCGAGCAAATCCTGCTTCCAATAACGCCGTTGTTGAAGAAGCTCGATTACGTCGGCTACGTCGACAACAACGCGATCATCGACGACGCCGGGCAACCCTGGCCACTCGAATGGACGATGCGCGACGGATGGCCGCTGCGGCACAACATCGAATCCTTGCTGACCAACGAAGACCCGGCGCAGTGGATGCTCGACCTAGTGGTCGGCAAAGACACGCTGCAGGCGGTCGACGGGCGCGTTTCCGTGTCGGTCGTCGTCGCGATCCCGGACTTTCCCTATTCCCACGTCACGGCAAAAGAGCTCTGCGGCATTCCGATCTACGGCGCGACGGACCGCGAGCACGTCCATCTCTCTGAGGCGATGATGGTCGAGGCGCCGGTGCTCATTGACGGCCAGGTAATGATGGCGCCCACCTACGCGACGGCCGGCGACTATGTGTTGATCGTCACCGGCACCGGCGATACCATCACAGGCGCCCGCCGGTCGGCCTACGCGGCCGTCGAGAAAATTCGCATCCCCAACAGCCCGTTTTTTCGCACGGATATTGGTCGCACGAAAAGGCTCATTGATGGAATCCCCCGAATCCAAAAGCACGGATACGCCACCGGCCTTGCCTACTAAGGTCGTCGTCCCGCACGCGGGCGACAACAAGACCAAGAAAGCGCCGGTCCTGTCGCCCGAAGAAATCGCGGCGATGCGCGACCGCATTTTCGGCGACTTGAAAACGGACGCCGTTCAAATCGCCCGGCAGACGATCAAGCCCGAACAGTTCGCCGACGTCATCGACGAGCGCAAGAAGCTCTACGCTTGCGCTGGACTCGATGCGCTGCGCGACTTGGCGTGTATGCCGATAGCCGACAACTCGATGCAGAACCAGGTCAAGTACCTGGCGGCGAAGGCGCTCGTGGTCTACGCCGACGCGGGCGGGGCGGTCGGCGCGGCGCCAATGGATGACCTACTGGCGGCGATGCGGAAATCGTTCAACGATCACGCGCCGCGCATCCGCGTGACCCGCGAGACGATCGAAGTGCAGTCGCAGGAACCGAAGCTCGTCAATTAGTGCGGACGCGCGATCACTAGCGTCGCGTCCTCGAATTTCTGCCAACTGACGATATTCACCGTCGCCCCGACGAGCCCCGGTTGCTGTTTTAGCACTTGCTCCGCGACGACTTTCGCGACAGCGGCCAAATCGTTCGTGTCGCAGATCGGCAAGTCGCGCTGCACTTCCATGTCGCCCTGCCCCACGGTCTGCAGCGGTCCGCCGCCTTGCGGCGCCAGCATGACTTGAAAGCGAATCCAGTATTTCCGCTTGACCGGCGTTCCGTGCAGATTGTCGGTCATTGCATCCGTCCTAACGGCTCGCGGGTGGCGTCTTTCTCGTGCAATGCCGAGAGCGTGTTCCGCACAATCTCCTGCACGGTAATGTCGTGGTCGATGCGCGGATTGTCGACCACTAACATCTCGGCCAGGTATTGAATGAGCGCGCCGAGAATCACGCCGTAGTGCGGCGGTCCGAAATTGCTCGGCCGCGTGACGTAGGTCACACGCCCGTCGTCGTGCGCGGTTATCTCAATGATCGGCGGGTTCACTATGCCGGCTCCCGTCTGCTTTGCGTGCGGCGTCGCGACACTTCTCAAATTCGCCATTGCGGCGATACTTGCTCTGCACGCTTTCCCCAAGCGATTCCCAATAAAACCGCAACTCCTTCACCCCGAGCAACGATTTTTCACGCAGCGTTGCGAGCACGTCATCCTCTGCCCCCGCCGACTCCCGAGAGAGGGAAGGATCGGCGGGGGGGTCGGACTCCCCACTCCCGCGAGCCCACGCGGCGAGACGTGTGCCTGATGTCTCGTCTATCGGCTTGTCGAGGGGGAACAACGCTTTGTGCTGATTTTGTAGTTTTATCGGCAGCGGGACACCTGGGCGGTCGGCCATCAACAGGAACGATGCTGTCAACTCAAACGGCAAACTCTTTTCTGTGATGGGGAACCATCCATGCAGGCCGGTTAGCCCGGTCTTGGGGACGATCTTTGTCTTGCCGTCCTCCTTGACCATCTCGACGTGCGGCTCTGCACGGAAACAAAGAATAAGATGGGCGCGCACCTGTAGCAGTTTCGTCACCATCTTTTTGTGCGCCTGTTTCGGCTTACTCCAACTGAGCAGTTTTGTGGCCTCACGGCCACCAAGCCGTTCAAATTCTTCCTCCTGCCAATCCAGAATACCGCCATCGCCCGACCATTCTAGGCTCATGCTGTCAACTACGATTATGGGATACCCCGCGGCATCAGCAGCAGTGATTGCGTCAGCATACGCATCGGGACGGAACGGTGCGCGCAATTCGGCATGATCGAAACGAAAGTCGCTTGCATAGTGCAACGCCCGGCGCGATTCCGTATCAATGACCGCGAACGGTTTCTCGCCAGAGACACCCTTGGCGAGCGTCATGGCGGACCAGGTTTTACCCGATCCAGTGCCGCCCGCTAGTCCAACTATCAGACCAACATGCTCACGGACAGCCGGACGAAAAGTTACGCTCATGCCGCTCTCCGATGGCGCGCTTCACGCTGCGCTCGCGCGCTGCATACGGGATGCACAAATCGGCCACACTTCTCGCCGCGCATGTTGTCCGGGTCGTCGTACTGAGCGCAGTAAGGACATTTCCGCCACTCATAGTGACCGCACGCCTTAAACGCATCTAGTCGCTGATGAATGAGGCGATGGTATTTGTTGCTTGGGCAGATGACGAGATTGCTTGGATCGTTGTTGGCGCGGTTCTCGTCAAGATGATGGACGCAAGCGCCTTTCGGTAACGGGCGCCCTAGCGCGGCCTCGGCCACGGCGACGTGCTGTGGCTTTTTGCCAATAATCAGATAGCCTTTCCTAGAAAACCATCCGGTACCACGCGCCCTCATAGCACCGTCCCCGTTTCAATCTGCTGTTCCTCGAATCGCGCAACCTCCCACGCCGGCAAGTCTAGGTAATAGACGCGGTTCGCATAGGCGGGCCA